CTTTACGGATAAGAAAGAACCACCGAGCTCAACAACATAATCAATCGTACTACCTAATATATATAACTCGGACATAGGATCAATTACCAACACATTATCAATTGGATTACTCCATTGAATATCATTATTATCTTTTGCAAACCCCCATACGTACTGGAATCCAGCACATCCTCCAGACTTAACATACAATGATACATAATCATTGTCTGGTTTGATTGAGTTTAGATAATTTTTAGCAGAAGATGTAATATTTACCATTTATATTACCTTAAAGAGACTACAAAGTCTATTATACTGTAATTTTTAAACAAGTAAATAGATTTTTATAACTTTTCGATTGTAAAAATACGATATCTAAAAACAACATCAGCTTCTAGGTATTCTACATCAGTCTGCGTGACATCAAACGCTAGTGGTGAAAGTGACAGAGGGAACATGTCTTGGAATGCAATACGTATAGATGGATTTTGATTTGAAGATAAAACCATAATCGATCCATCAGAAAAAATACCATCACCTTTCTTTATATTTTTATATTGATCTAGTGAAACAGGATGACCTAGTCCAATAATCCAATCATGAATTTCAAGATAATTTGACATGTTTTCATCTACGCGGAATCGTAGAGAGAATGGTTCGTAAGTGACTCTATCACCAGGTCTTGGAATTTGTCCTATTGGGTTTGGTTGTAAAATTTCTTGAATAGAGATTGTGGGCAGAGTAGCACTTTGACAAAAGTACTCGACATTAGGTGCTCTGTTAAGCTGAAATCTAAATCCAAGTGGAGATAGAAAATTTACATTTTGCGTAAGATTGTTTTCATTTAAAGTGTTTACGCCAATCTTTGGTATTAATGCCATGTCTTAATCTCTTTTATAAATTCAGCTACGCGATAACCTTTATGATTGTCAGTATATGACACTTGAACTTCTTTAATTACAGCTTCTACATAATTTTTCCAATAATTCAAAAATTTATGTACTCTTGGAAGTTCTGGTGTAATATCAGTTGTCTGCCAAACAAACTCTTGAATGATGTCAGAATAATCTGGCATGTAATATAATATGTCTACTGTTACTATGTTAGGCTTTACCCATATCATACATATATTTATAATAACACAAAAATAAAAAAAGAGGGGAGCCGAAGCCCCCCTCTTGCCCGATTGACTCGGATCTTATTATTACATAAGATTTGCAACAGTAACGATGCGATAGTAGATGTTCTTTTGCTGGCTGCTGATGACGCCATTGGCGGCAGAAGTAGCAAAAGGATTGGCGACCATGCCGTAGCGGGTCTTGAAGCCAATCTTAGGCTGGAAGGTATTCTCGCCAACTGCACGAACCATTTGTAGTGGAACGTATGGGCAGTAGAAGAGACCGGCGTCGAATGCGCTGGAACCCTTGTAGCCAACTGTAACATACTGGTCACCAGAAGCACTGGTGAAGTATGGGTCAACATAGACCTTCATGCGACCATTTAGGACACCAGCGAAGGTGTTGCCTGTATCGTCAACATTTAGGTTAGCAGATAGAGCAGGTGTGTAATCTAGAACACCAGCCATCTGTAGAGCAGAAGCTACGTCAGAACCGCAGATTAGGACGTTGCCCTTGCCGCGACGAGTTGACTTAGCAATTTGGTTGGCTTCACGCTCGATTTGGAAGACCAGACCCTTGAAACGCTCAACTGACCAGCGACCGTTGGCATCGACATCTAGGTCGAATGTACCAGTTGTGGTGACGTTTGACTGAGCACCAGCAGTAGCTGTATAGTTGATTGTACGGATGACTTCACGGTTGATTTCGGCAAGAATCTCAGCGGAAAGAATGTTGCTGAGTTCTGTTTCGGCGTCTAGACCGTGGATTGCCTTGAGGTCCTGAGCAAGTTCCATGGTGTATTCAGCCTTTAGTGCACGAGAAACTGCAGTTACTGCAACCTTCTCGATGCTGAATGCCATCTCGGAGATCTTGTTATTAGCAGAATCGCCAAGAGCTTCAACAGTGGTAGTGGACATACCGGTATGAACGGTATAACCAGAACCAGAAGCACGATCGGTTGGATCGTTACCGGCTGTTGGTACACCAGCACCATTGAGACCGGTTGAAGCAACACCACCAACAGAGTTGTTTGCTGTAGCGGACCAGCTTGTTGTAGCTTCGTTGTATAGAGCTTCCGAACCAGCTTGTGAACCGTAGCGTGGACGCATTGCGAAGATGAGACCAGTTGGGCCAGTCATTGGCTGGACGCCGGCAACATCATAAGCAATGAGGTTTGGCATGGAACGACGAACTAGTGAGATAAGCACTGGATCGAAGATGTCAACTGCACCAGCAGCTGCAGTTGAGCTTGAGCCCTGCATTGCGTTTGTTGGAGCAGCTTCGCCCAATAGTGTGGGCATTTGGTAACCACCAGAACCATAGGCAGCTTCACGTGAAGCCTTTTCTTGGTTCTCTAGAAGAGTAGCTGTGACAGCGCGACGATGAGGATCCTTAATCTCGGTGAGGTCAGGATGCTCAAGTACTGGCTGCCACTTCTTCTGTAGATTTTCAGATAGAAACATTTTGTTTTCTCCTTACTGTATTAGTAATCAGCCTTCATGTTTATTTATAATATTATTAATTTTTAGCAGATCTTGAAATGGCACTCATGTAATGAGCCATAGCACCTGTTAAACCTTTTTCCTCTTCTTCAAGAGAAATAGGATCAAACTCATCATCAGTAACGATGACGGATTCATTTACCGTCTCATCAATATCAAAATATTGCTTCTTTAACATGTTGATCTTCTTTTTGAAATCTTCTTCGCTGACGAATTCAATACCCTCAGCAAGACCACGAAGTTTATCAACCTGTGTTTGTGTTAAGCCTTCAATTGCGCCAGAAAAAATATTTTCTTGCTCAAAAACCTTAACCTTTTTTAGAAGTTCAACTGCGCGATCTGTTTCTTCGCTTAGTTTTTCTTCAAGTTCATCAACCTTTGCGATGAGCTCTTCAACTACGTCAACTTTCTCTTCTGGAATGTCAACATAGTGCTCTTCAAATAGACCCTTTAGACCCTTGAGGAAGTCTTCGACCATATCGGCGCGAACACCCTTCTCAATGGCAAGTCTATTTTCTTCAACCCATTCTTGAACAACGTAATCAAGATATGAGTCTACCTTTTCTGTGAGTTCATCAACGATTTCAGTTTTTGAAACTTCAACGTCTGACTCAACTTCAATAGCAAACTTTTCAATCTGCTCATTGACCTTTGAAACTACTGCAGCTTCGAAGATTGTAGCAACGCGAGACTTGAAATCCTCGTCGAGTTCTGAATCTTTGAACATTGCATCAATATCTTCTGAAACATCAATATCATCGGCAGTGATTGTGGCAAGTTCTCTGGGAGCTTCGTCAACAATTTGCTCTACTGTTTCATCTTCTTCGACATCTTCAGCGGTAAATGCTTTACCATAGAGAGTCTTGAGATCTTCCTTCTTCATCTTAGACATCATTTCAACAGCAGCATTAATCATGCCAGCCTTTGTGCTGAGCTTGGGCATTGGATCACCCTTACCCTTTGGCTTTTCATCTGTCTTCTTTGTCTTTGGATCAGGAACCGCAGAAGGATCGCCCATTGAAGCCTTGAACTCTAAAAGATCTTCATCTTCAGTCTCAAGAACCTCAGCGTCCTCAATTACTTCTAGTTCTTTATCGGACATCTGTTATCTCCTTATTGAAAAATATTTCAATTACATATTATTTATAAAAATTCATCTTTTAGAGTTGTTTCAAGAACTTTTCAAATGCTCTGATTTTTGCTTCTTGAAGTTCTGCCTTTGAAACTTTTCTAATCGCCTTTTGTGTTTCCTCAATGTATTGAGGAACCCAACGATCATCAATTTGTAACCACTCAACACCCTCCATAACACCCTCAACAAATGCATTGGGTGCTGAAGGATCGGCTACGATATCAGCAGCAGTTGCTAGCTGAAAATCTGATTGAACCATGTTGACGCCATCTTTACCTGGCTTCAATGTGCCCATCCCGCGAGATGATACGCCAAGTTTTGCACCCTCGTCCATAAGATTCTTTACAATCTTACCCATTGGAGTCTCAGTCATGATCTTAGCTCTACCAATGATATTGTTACCATCTTGATGTAGGTCTTTAATCATATGAGATACGCGCTCTAGATTAATTGTTGGACCTTGAGGATGACCTAACTCACCATATGCTCTATTCTGCTCGACATACTCTTTGTTATATCGTTTGACTTCTTTTGCAAGTGTTTCCATAGGATACATACGACCATTACGGTTTTTAATGTTACCCTGCATGAAAACGCCTTCGATGAAATAGTTTTTACCACCGTCTTCTTTTGCTTCGGTGACGAAATCTACTTCAGATTCAATCATTTCGGTAATGAGTTTCATTGAATTGTTCCTATTGTTATTTTTTTATTATTTATAAAAATTTTGAAATAATTCAATATCTGAAGAACAATACGTTTCAATATGTGTTCTTACGTCAGCAGGAATTGTTAGAGTTTCTTGCCATGATTCTTCAACTACGTGTGGTAAAGGACTTGGCACCGTCCATCCAAATTGATCACACATACGA